CCCCCACTAGGGGAATTTTGTGGAAGATTTGCCTGTATTACCTTATGGCCCACCCGAAGGTTGGTAATACACAGCTAAGCTGAATGGCAGGAGAAAATACATCGAAACATGAAGGATATGTATGGAAACACGCATGACTTTTTATGGCATGATTAAGTTTAGTGACTACTGGGGGTGACCAGCCCACTTCATCCTCTAGGCTCACCTTAACCAAATTTTTATTTTATTTATATATACATATGCAACGACAACATGGTGATAACCCCCATGAAGGCATGTCTTATCGGTAAAACTTCAAGTTAATTTTGACACCTTCTCCGAAGAGCTGTAGGACAACTCCTACTGATTCCCACAAAACAATCACTTAAGCAAGTGAATCAGAGATCATAACAACTTCCATTTGGAATTGTAGCGAAGGATCACCAGTAGATAGGAACACACACTGTGGAAGTGTGATAGTTGCTATCTCCTGCTTACCCCCGTTGATCTTAACAAACCCACATGAATAATACACTGCACGCACAGTTGTTGTACCAGCACTATAAATTGTCTCCCAACGTGTACTACCCGCCAAAATTGGTGAGGCAGTCAAATTACTAGACACGGTAGCAGTCCCTGACCAAGATATACCGTCAGCAGTGATATAGGCACTTGTACCAGATGATATGCGACAATTAAGCTGAACATACCCCTCGAATGACGCGGGAATGTTAACTTGCCTGGCTCCACCTATCGTTGGCCACATTGACTTTGGACCAATAAATGGAATACCATCCGTCGTAGAATCTAAATACGTACCATTCTTAACAGTGGTGCTATCTGGTGTATCAAACCCAAAGACAACCACGCCTGGTGTTGTAACATTGGAAAACAATATTGGCTTCTTCAACTCAACTTCGTAAGTAACCCAAAGGTCACCTAGTACAACATTGTCTGCTTGTTGACCAGAAGTAGCAATGTGTGTTACACCTAAATCATACATTAATAGATTGTCGCCTTCTGGAACAGCAACCTGTCTAACATACTGTATGTTGAACGGGTTTTCCGAAGGATTACACTCTATAGGATGACAACAAGTTTCAAAAGGTGCAGTTTCAGTTGACCAATACTCATTTAGCAATTCCCGTTTTGAATCAGGAGGTGTATCTGTTGCTCTATAACTAGTTTGCATCATAACACTACCTAATGCATTATTGGTACTTGCCACGGCACTACCAGAAGTAGGGATGTAGTGGAAAATAACACCTTTAAATCTATACTCTTGATAGTTGCGCGCAATATTAGACAACCAAGGGAATGTCTCTGACACTCCAGGGTTCAACTCAAGAGAATACTGCACAGTATACGCTGTTGAACTCTTTATTTCACCAATGAACTCTTTGTGTCTCACAATCACAGACTGATCATTTTTGTGCATTAAAGGAATTGATCCAGAGGCCTTCATAGATGACACCATACTGTTTGAGGAAACCTGGTAATCGCCGCTACCCAACCATTTGGATAGAGCTGCTCCCAAACCTGAACCAACACTGGCTCCGGTTCCGGGCATACCGATTAACCCTCCCACAGCACCGCCACCTAAACCACCAAGGGCTCGCAATGCACTGCCCAATCTCGTCAATTCCTGTGTTTTCGTTTTTGATTTCTTACTTTTGTTTTTGCTTTGCGGTTGCACCACAACCTTTACACTTTTCTTTTTGGCCATGATATATCGTTTCTTATTCAACTGATTTACAATATATCAAGTGGCTCGATTGGTATGTAATCCTCGTGCTCATTGTATTGAACACTTTGGATGCTCGAGTAATACCCCTCAAGAGCCATTTGAAACATTGGAGGCAAGCCGCTTGCTATATAGAATGAAAATCGTGCTTCATCAGTGATGACAGCAGATTCAGCCCTCAGTCCCCGAGCCAACTGTCGAGCACCACATTCCATGTAAGTAGCTTCACCAATATTGCTAGGAACGCCAAGCCGGCAATACATCTGATAAAAATCCTGCATAACAGGCATGCCAGAACATAATGCCAACCCGCATTCACCAACACTATAAATCCATTTACGCAAAAGTTTCTCATTATTGAAAGGGATTAAGGACATAGAATCTTTCTGTAAAGCGGGGAATACCTTACGCATCATGCGCCAGTTTGTGCCATCAAAGACTGGGTTCATCTGACAGAACTCAAGCTTCTCTAACTCAAACACTGGATTCTCCACTTCCAAACGGAAACCAAACTCGGCAAAATGCTCAGATATAGAATGTAACAGTTCCACGTCAGATTTAGACACAATTACACCACAATCATCACCATTGTTGATAAATTTGTAGTTAATGCCTAAACCTTGCATGTAACAGTAAACAATTCCACAGGCCAGTAAGCAGTTTCCTAACGCTGTGTTCATGTCACCTGACATTCTGCGCCCCTTAACAGAGTATTTGATTTTCCCATCATCACAAAATCCTACACCAACATTTCTGAGCTGCATCCGGAGCAATCTAGCCAACTCTGGGTCATAATCATATAACCAATTGTAAATAGAATGTTCCCATTTTAATGCATCGACCGACACATGCATGTCAAATCTACTAGCATCAAAACCAACAAAACAAGGGTCATGCACCTCATCCCACAACTCCGCAATGTTGTTACCCAAATCAACAACGTTGTAACCTTTCGAAACAACCATCTTTTGACCAAACACTCGTGCTATTGCCCTGTATATAGTATGCTCAATGTGCTTGATATACACTCCCACACCTATGTTATACACAGGATCACGTGGTTGTATAGATCTAGGAGCAGCTGGCTTAACCTTCTCTGCCTTAACGAACACTTTAACCCGTGCATGCACGGGCTTGACACCGTTATAATATTCAGGTAATGCATTTTCATATATGGTCCTCTTCCGACCCTTGTATAGTGCCACAAATTCTTCGGGCACCAATCGGGTGGGCTTACTACCAAAAGCAAAACACAACTTACGCTTGAACTTCAACAATCGTCGAAACACGTTCTCACAAGGTTTCAAAGGGGCCAATACTTGCCCATTTTTCGCACAATAAAACACTCTCTCAACAACACTAGTATGCAAGGTTGTAACACTTCTCCCATTAACCACCAGCCCCCTTGGACCAAGTGTGATTCCTCCTATCACACTATATGTCCTAGGTAACACAGCCCTACCATTAAATTTCACAGTGACTTCCGCACATGCAACACTAGTGCTAACATCCCTTGCTTGCACAACGGAAAATGTCAAACTAGGTGCACACTGTGAATTAATGGTAAGGCGTCCCTACTCCATGAGAGAGTCTAAAGGCTTGCCAAACCCAAAGAACAATCTAAAATCGTGATATGCACGTTTAAACCATCCCTTAGGTTCTGGATTGTCATAAGCCATGGACATAAAGCCCACCTCACGCTCAATAGCACTGTACTTAAAGTACATTTGAGTCACAAACTCAACTGCTACTGCACGGTCACGTGGTCTCAACCCATGACTCTCACATTCCTTAAAGGCATTCCTTCGGACGACCCTCACATTGAGATCCGTCTTAGGCATCGCACCCAAGCGAGCTTTGAGCATTGACAAAAGTGTATGACAATAGAATGTTCTCTTGCCCTTCCTGATCACGTAATTGTTTCCAACTACTTGCTGAACACCTTCTACACTATTAAAAGGTAAATGGGACAAAGCAACTGACTTAATTACCAGCTCCTCTTCGTCCTTAGGCGGTTCAACAACAATGTCAGGTGCCAACTGCAAAAACATTCTAGGATCATACGTGGACTCAACATGAGAGTCCCCAAATCCATCAACAACCTCACTTGCTTCTCTTCGATACCTATCACACAAATCCCTTGCTCTCTCAACTTCAACACATCTCGCAGCAACTAAATCATATGGCTTTCGAACAATGGTGGTCAAACCACGTCCTATCATCTTGGTAACTTCCGTGACTGGTGAAAATAATTTCTTCAAATCACTTGCCACGCTTTCCCAATAAATCGTATCTCGCACTGAAGCAGCCCAAGGCATAACCACTGCTGGGGCCCGATCAAAATCTCTAAGTTGAACAGTAAATAAAATATCATCATCAGAAAACAATGGAGTTGCTTTCCACTGAGATTCCTGCAACAACTTATGTTTGAACTTGCCGGTTTTCCAAACTAGGGGTGCACTAAGTGCAAAAATTTCAACCATATTGAGTAGGATAGCTATTTATTTATCTGGGTATGCCCCCAGCTACACTCGCCTTTTAGCCACAGCAGTGCAAGTATTCACTGTATCCTCAGCACATTCAAAGTGCGCAAAACTCTCTTTTGTGCACTTTAAATGTGTTGGTTATAAAGTGGGGATAGGAACCCTCGGCATACGTAAC